CATAGAGTATGCTGGAGAGTGCTTATCATAATTACTAATATAAGGGGTTTTACTACGAACCATAAAATTGGGTGGAGAAACTACTCGGGGAGCAGAATAACCCCATATATAAGCAGCTTTGCTCATAGCATCAGAAACCCAAGAGATAGGTTCAGTAAAGCTACTCAGCAGTGGAACTACTGATAAAGCAGAGCTAATAGAAGATAACATTCTAAGTCCACCAGATATTGGTCTAGTAGATTGTTCTTCTCTTGTAAGTTCATCTTTCTTTGAAATAACTCTAGTTTTTCCAGCTTGAACCAACGTAACGGAAGCATTACGAATACGTTGAATATCGATAGGTCCAGATTGCGTAACAGCATTCCCAAAGTACTCGACATCTTCCAAATGTTGCCAGACAGTTATTCTAACGGGGTCTGCTGACTCAGAAACTAGTGGAGAATAAACCCAAATCTTTAAGAAACCTGGTGTACCAGCTCTGGTATCAGTATAAGGAATTAATTTTAAAAACGGATAAGCACTAATCCAAGGTATTTCTAAAATAGCAGAACTATCGCAATTTATGTTAAAATTAACATGCTGCATAGTGGTCAATTGAGTTTTAGAATATGCATAAATACGATTAGCTGGGTCGTAAGGTTGTGTATTAACACAATAACCTCCAGTGGGCATAAAAGACATAGTAACCATACCCTGGTCAAATCTAGATCCATTAATTTTCATAGTAAAAACAGATTTAAATTTAAGACCATAAATATTCCTTAATTTCACATCCCAAAGTGTAGTGCCTCCTGTGTAAACGTTGCGTGTACAATCTTCATCGTAAAGTAATCCAGTAGTAGCAGTGCTAATAGAGCTATCATAAATAACAATAGGTTTCTTAAGAAAATCAGAAATTGACTGCATTGAAGATTCGCCAGTAGATAGCTGAAATTTTGGTATTGATAAGTAATCAGTTCGGCTGACCGTGACAGAAGACCCTTCATCAATAAAAGTAGTTGTTCCATTGTTTACTTCGTCTGATGGTAAAGACGTGTCGTTTTGGTTTATATCTGTTGTTTCGTTCATCATAAATTTAGTGTTTTGTTTTTGTTTTTAATAAAATAAATTATTTCTATATACAGGTTACAATAAGTAATATAATATTAATAATAGTACTCCAATTCGGAGACTAAACTAATATTTGAAAGATAGCTTGTGTCAACTGGAACACCAGGGAAGTTATTCCGGAAGACAGGTAAAGTAACCTTGATGAATTCATCAAAGAAGCTCTTACCCCATATTGCTGCTTCACGCAATGAAAATTTATAATTATCAATGGTAATAACATCAGAATTCTTTTTCCTAGTCCAACCAGGAGTTATGAATATGACATCTTTTTCAAACGATCCTATATATTGGCCGTCGATCTTATTTATAGTGTAATATCTTTTAAGAAAGGATATATCACTTAATTTTCTCAACGGAGTGATAAACTGTGCCTTGCTATCAGAAGTATATGTGAGATCTAAATCTCTCATATAATCTTGAACAACTATATCATTAAAAGAATGTCTAAAATGTTTCGATATACTACCATTCACATCATCACCAAAAGTGATGAGATAAACATGATTATCAAAACTTGGTAAAGAAGACAAATCATTTTTATTTGATTTAACCCAACAATACCTAAAAGCCATTAGATTATATATAGAATTAACTAAAACTGTTAGTGGGTGTCCACTAGGTAGAGAATTGGCCCATTCATAAACATGATTTTTATGGATATGTCTAGATTGAACTAACTCAACCCACAACATATATCGTATGGTTTTGTTCTCATCAGAGTCATCATACCAATCGTTAATTCTATCTAAAATATGCCAATACAAATGTTGTTTACCAGCACAATCAAAACCGGAAAAGTCACCAGCCAAGAAACCTTCCTCTTGTGGACGAGAATGTTTAAGTAAACTCATAGTAAGAGAATGCCATTCTTTATAAGGGTTAATTCCAACGGCAATACCATTATCAATATTATTTTTAATGGTCCATAGAGAAAACATTCCAAAATATTTCCGGACTAATAACAAGTAATCCAAAGGACAACCTGAAAATAATCTAGTCTTCTTTAAAAGAACTTTCTCTATGGGTCGTTTTTCGTCTTTAAGATTATCTGTATAAATAACGAGACATCTTTCTCTATTTTTAAGAGTATTTTCCATAATTTTACATCTCTCTAAGAGATGTTGACCATGAATGGGTAAAGGATCTTGAGAATTACCTAACCATTTAAGTTTACCAGTAAAACCTTCTTTTTCAAAAATGAAAGGATAACCAGGACTAGTAGATCTATCTACTGGCCCAAAGTTAGGTTCATCCCTTATGCCATTTATAGTTTCTTCCCAAGTCAATAACCTTTTAATTGCATCATACTTAACGGAGCGGGTGACAATGTAATTAAAGGTGGCCTTGGAAATAGCCAAAAAGAGGGTATCATCTATATGAATTGGTGGTCTACAATATTTTGATATTGCAAGACGATATGCCTCACGGGATAAATTAGTAGGAGATAAATTGAGCATAGGCCATTGACCATGCAATACACTAGGCACAATCTGAGTTTTATTGGGATAATTCATAGATTTGTCTATATCAACATCACAAAGTTGCGAAAATATAGAAGGTAAATCTTTATCAGGTATACATGCTTGAAATTCAATAGTTTTATCAACGCATAAATCACCAATGTGTTCACAGATTTCATCAATATCTTCTAAACACAATCTAGCTGAATAACCATTTCGCATTAAGCTCTTTCCAGCTACATGTATGCCATAAAACTTTTTCCTACAGCTAGCATCAACTTTAAAGAGTAATGATCCACAATCTCCAGCCTCTGTA